CCGTTGATTTAAAAAAAATCGAGGGGACTTTTCGCGCCGACCGAAGTCTTGAGCAGCCGATGATTGTTGAGCTGAGTGTTGGAGTTCCACAACCACCCGCTCACCTAAACGCTTTGGGCTTTGAGTATTGGGATATCACTTGCAAGGAGTTAAAAAATAATAACCTACTAGCAGGCGCTGATCTCGGATTGGTTGCTGGGTACTGCAACGAGTTGGGATTGTATAAGAAAGCATGTGAGATAAACAACAAAGAGGGCGAGGTTGTTGTTAACAGATTTGGCGAGCGAGTTATTTCGCCGTGGTATGATGTGCGCAGCAAAGCATTGAAGCAAGCGACGCAGATGGGGCAGTTGTTTGGAATCACGCCGAGCGCCCGGGCAAGGATTGAAACGGGAAACGTGAAGCCAGCGAGTAAATTAGAATTATTAAGAAAACCAAAAACCGCATAACATGAAAAAGACAGTTAACAAAGCAACGCACAAAGCCGCATTTGAAACGGCGCACGTTGAATACCAGGGGCGCGAGTACAGGATTGAAGAGCGAGGCCATCAATTTGTGATCACCATGGACCAAGGCAGCGGATTCCGTGAGTGTGGCAAATTTGGTTTGTGGGATGAGGCATTTGTGTATCGCAACTTGAAACTAGCTGAAGAGGCAAAGGCCATTTTTGAAAGCCAGTGCAAAAAGTTGAAAAGTATATAAGCGACGTCCAATCTGGCGCGGTGCCAGTTTGCGAACATGTGCGCAATGCCGTGGCTCGTTATGTAGCGGATCGTGCAGCGGGTTGGGGATTCTCTGATACCTACGCTTTGCATGCCATTGAATTTATTGAGCAGCTCGAGCATTCGACGGGCGAATATGCGGGCAAGCCGTTTGAGCTCGAGCCATGGCAGGCTTTTATAATTTGGAATCTGTTTGGGTTTCTTAATGAAGATGGATCGCGGAGATTTACGCGGGCTTATGTTGAGGTGCCACGCAAAAATGGTAAATCTACTTTTTCCTCGGCGATTATGCTTTACGGGCTTATTGCAGATGATGAATCTGCGGCGCAGGTTTATTCAGCCGCTACTAAACTTGATCAGGCCATGATGGTTTTCGGCGAGTCGGTTAGGGTTTGCCAAAATCTGCCCTGGTTGAATGAAGCGCTTACCGTTAACAATTCTGTAAACAATCGGCGGATCCTTTACGGGCAATCGATATACAAACCGCTCGAGTGGAACCCAGGCAAGCAGGACGGACTCAATGCGCACTTTTGTTGCATCGATGAATATCACGCCCATCCAAATGATGAGCTGTACAACGTTATCCGCAACTCAATGGGAGCAAGGCGGCAGCCGTTGCTGTTTACCATTACTACGGCGGGCTTCAATCGTGAGGCGCCCTGTTACAAGCACCGCCAGTATTGCGCAGGCGTGTTGAGTGGTAACATAAAAGACGATGCTTTGTTTTCTGTGATCTATACATTGGATGAGGGCGATGATTGGACGGACCCCGCAGTATGGGCCAAAGCAAATCCAAACTGGGGTATTTCTGTAAACCCGCGCCAACTTGAGCAGGGATTGACTGAGGCCAAGGAGTTCGTGCACAAAGAAGTTGAATTTAAAACCAAACTGCTGAACGTTTGGACCGATACGGCAATGACTTGGATTTCGGATAGTGATTGGAAGGCGTGCGATGGCGCGGATGATCTTGAAGGCGCTTTGTGTTATGGCGGATTGGATTTGGCAAGCACTGGGGACTTTTGTGCATTCTCCCTATACTTTCCAGAATTTCACGCGATCCGCTCATGGTATTGGTTGCCAGTCGAGACGGCGTACAAACGCAAGGACGCCGCAGGGCAATCGATTAGGCAATGGGCAGCCGATGGGCATATTGAGTTAACAGACGGCAACGTAACCGATTACTCATTTATTAAGGCGCGGATTATTCAGTTGGCACAGCAGTACGATATCAAAGATATTGCCTTCGACCGTTTCAACTCTTCGCAGTTGGTGATTGAGCTACAAAACGAGGGCTTGCAAATGTTTCCTTTCGGACAGGGCTTTGTATCAATGTCGGCACCCACCAAAGAACTGGAGCGATTGACAAAGGATAAACAATTAAGGCACGCGGGCAATCCTGTTACGCGTTGGATGATGGGCAACATTATGCTGCGCACTGATCCCGCAGGCAATATCAAAATTGACAAAGCCAAGTCTGGGGATAAAGTCGATGGGCCTGTTTCGATAGTGATGGCATTGGGCACTTGCATGCAGGATGCCGCAAAAGAAAAAGAGTCAGATTTTTGGTTTGTAAGCTTATGAAATTTTTGGACGATTACATGCAGGAATATTACAACAACCTACCGAGATATCGGACTTATGAGGATGCGTATAACGCAACCGAGGAAAAGTATTACGGCAAGTTTGGCGTGCGTCGGTATAAAAACTACGATGTATTCAGGGCAGCATTGAGCAGGTGGTTGGCCCAGGGGCGTAATAAGTAATTTGTTAACGTGAGTAATTTAGGGCAGTTGTAATTTGCGGGCGATGAATCTAAAATTCTGGCAGCCAAAAAGAGCGGAGAAGCGCAGTAGCTTATCGCAGCCAACTGATTGGCTAGTGAATACTTTACAAAATGTTTTCGGATATCAAACAAAAAGCGGTCAAGCGGTTAATGATCGCACGGCGTTATCTATTGCGTCGGTGCACGCGTGCGTTAGAGTTATTGCAGACGGTATTGCGGGGCTATCTTTAAAACTTTATAAAGACGACGGCACCAATCGCGAGCAGGTTGTAATCCACTACGCTACGGCATTGGTAAACGAGCCAAATCCCTATCAGACAAAATACGACTTCACCAAATACATGGTGAGCCACTTGGCGCTAAAGGGGAACGCCTACGCTTTTATCAATCGTGATAGCAGATATTTGGGCATTGAGTTGCACCCGATTGCACCTGATTACGTTCAGCCAATCATGCAGGACGGGCAACTATTTTACAAAGTAAACCGCAAGGGCTTTCCTAATATGATCCCAGCGGCCGACATGTTGCATTTTAAAGGGCTTTGTGGTGATGATCCGCTTGTGGGTTTATCGCCTATCGTGGTGCACGCCGAAACCCTGGGCATTGATTTGGCAGCAATTAGCCAGAGCGCTGGAGTCTACAAAAATGGAGTATTGAAATTTTTGTTAACATCGGATGCGCAGATTAAACCCGAGCAGGCAGTACCGTTAAAGAAATCTTTGGATGACGTAATTGATGGGGCAAGCCGCAGCACTGTGCTACCCAATGGCATCAAGATGGAAAAGTTGAGTCTGAGCCCAGAAGAGGCGCAGTATTTGGAAACCCGCAAATTTTCGGCTGAGGAAATCGCCCGTATTTTTGGGGTGCCCGCTTCCATGATTGGCGCAAAGGATGGCATCAAATCCAGCGTTGAACAGGAATATCAAGATTTTTACGCACGTACTTTGGCATCCTATGCGATTAACATCGAGCAGGAAATGGCCCGCAAGCTGTTAACAGAAAATGACAAGTTAACTTATTACTTTAAATTTAACTTTAATTCGCTGTTGAGAGCCTCCGCCAATGAGCGCGCTGATTACTATAACAAAGGCATTCGCGGCGGTTGGCTTTCACGTAATGAGGCCCGCATGTTTGAGGATGCAAACGGATTTAATGGAGGCGATGAATATTTAATCGAATCTAATTTGATGCCGTCCAGCAAAATCGATGAATACATGGATGCAAAGATTGCACAACTAATGAGCACCGCAGACAAAAACAACAACCCAGAGGGAACTAATAACACAGAAGTAATCTAATGAAACAAGAAAGGCGCACATTTACGGGCACTGTTCACACCAGAGAGGACGGCGAAGGCATGCCCAAAGAAATTGGCGGCATTGCTGCTGTCATTAATTCCGCTACGGATCTAGGATATTTTGAGGAGGTTATTTTGCCGGGGGCGTTTGACAATGCTCTGTCAAAAGATTACGACATTCGTTGTTTATTCAACCACGAAGCCGAGTTAATTTTGGGCCGCACTAAGGCAAACACCTGCAAAGTGTTTGTAAATGGCGACGGAAATCTTGAATATACCTGGGTCCCAGATTATGAAAACCCTACCCACATGAGCGTTGTGCGTTCTATCATGCGCGGCGATATCACTCAAAGCTCATTTGCTTTCACAATCAAAGAACAAATGTGGAGCGAGTCGGAAAAATACGGATCTATGGGCAAGCGCACAATCAAAGTAATTGAGGATTTGTATGATGTTAGCCCTGTAACTTATCCCGCTTACGCTGACACTGAAGCCGACGCTCGTAGCATTGTTGCTATGCGTGATCAGGAGCAAGAAATCGAAGAGGCCAAAAGAAGCCAAGCCTCTGCCGATGTTATTAAATTGGCTTTACTTAGATACCAAAACCTTTAAACAAAAAACAAAATCATGAATAAAATCAAAGCCCTTAAAGAAGAGCGTGGACGTTTGCTAGGCGAATTGTCTACCTTGCAAACCACCATTGAAAAAGAAGCCAGATCTATGGCCGATTCAGAAACTAACCGCTTAAGCGAAATCGAGGCTCGTTTGGGCGCGATCAAAGCTGAGGTTGAAACCTTGGAGAAATTGCAAAACTTGGCTGCTCAAGCTGCTGGCCATTCTGCAAGCCGTGGTGAGGAAAAAGAAAAAGAAAACATGGCTAAAGATTACAGCTTTAAGCGTGCAATCAATTTGGCTACCACTGGACGCCGCGAAGGTGTTGAAGGTGAATTTTCTCAAATCGGTGCTGAAGAGTTCCAGCGTTCTGGTGTAAGCGTAAGCGCTCACTCTGTAAAAATCCCTTCTGAGGTTTTCAAACGTGATATGACTGCTACTGGCGGAACTTCTGGTTCTGAGGGTGGTGTAAACGTTCAAACTTCTGTTGGTTCTATCATTGATGTATTGTTGCCACGTACCGTATTGCGCGGTTTGGGTGTTCAGCAATTGTCTGGATTGGTGGGTAACTTGGACATGCCAACTGCAAGCACTGTGCCTTCTGCTGGATGGAATACTGAAAACGGTTCAGCTTCTGAAAAGAGCCCCGCATTCAGCAAAATCACTTTCAGCCCTAAGCGTTTGGCCGCTTACATTCAGGTTTCAAATCAGTTGATGTTGCAATCTAGCAACTCAATCGACGCTTACGTGCGTAACTGGTTGTTGAATGCTATGGCTCAATCTTTGGAAACTGCTGCTATCAAAGGTGGTGGATCTAACGAGCCTACCGGTATCATTGCTAACTCTTCAGTTAACGTAACTTTTGCAGGTGGTGCATCTTCTAACAGCACAAACGCAAACGGAATCGCTCCAGTATGGGCTGACGTTGTAAACTTGATGAAGGCTGTAGAAAACGCTAACGGCGAAGGTGTTGCTTACTTGACCAACCCTAAAGTAAAAGCTGCTTTGCAAACTATCCCACGCCAAGCTTCTGGTGTTGAAGGTAACTTCATTTGGGCAAGCGGTGGCGCCGAGTTGAACGGTTACAATGTAGCCACTTCTACTTTGGTTCCTAGTAACTTGACTAAAGGAACTAGCAGCACATTGTCTGCCATGATTTTCGGTGACTTCTCTAAGCTCGCTTTGGCTTCATGGGGCGGCGGCATGGAATTAGTGGTAGATCCTTTCAGTGGAGCTACTGCTGGCTTGACCAACGTTATCCTTAACTCTTACATGGATGTAAACTTGTTGCAGCCTACTGCCTTCGCAGTTTGTAAGGACATCGTAGCCTAATAACTTGACCGCTTGGGGTCATTAAAGTACCAAGTGCCGGGGGTGATCTTGACTGCATCGCCCCTGGGCCAATATGAAAGTGAGATTTACAGCAAACCCTACAGGGCAATTTAATTTAAGTTACAACGTAGGTGAAGAAGTAATAATGGAAACCAAGCAGGCCATGCTCTTAATTGAGGCGGGCGTTGCTGAAGAGATTGCAGTATTGACGCCAGCCAAGCCTAGCAAAAAGGCAAAGCCAGTAAACCCTGAAACCGAATTAGACGCAGAATAATGTTTGTTAGCCGTAGATATACCGCCTTCGCAAATGCCGCCACTGATTACCTCAGTTTGGCAGATGCAAAAACCCATTTAAGGGTTACAAATTCCTCAGATGATACTTACATTTCGGGGCTTATCTCTATGGCAATTGATGCCTGCAGTAATTATTTGGGCTACTCGATTCGCAAAGGAACGGCAAAGTATGGCTTCGACTCATTTACGGGACAGCCTGCGCTTGTGAATCCCGTGAATGGCCTCAATATACCATCGGGAAATTATCTGCGCTTAAACACGCGCTGTTTGGCTATTAACTCCGTGAGCTACGTGAACGACTCGCAGGCAGTTGTTGCTTTTGATTCTGCCGATTGGTTGGCTTCACCTGATCCAATGGGAGGGTATAGCAGAAATATCTTTTTTGAAAATACCCCATCTTCGATTACCGACGATACAATTAAGTACATTGTTGAAATCTCCGAGGGCTTTAATCCTGTAGGTACGTCAGCGGTTGACCCCGACACCATCATGCCCGCCACGATTAAACACGCGGCGCTGTTGTTGGTTGCTCAGTACTACGATAACAGGCAGGCCATCATTACGGGTACTATCTCTAGCACGATGGACTTCGGCTTCCACTACCTACTCGATCCGTACAAAATCCAAATCATGATCTGATGAATGCGGGGTTAATGGATGTTTTGGTGAGCCTACAAAGTTACACCGAAACCATAGATACAAACACAGGCGAGAAGCTGCAAACGTGGACCGAATATGCAACGGCCTGGGCGCAGCGTGTTGAGCAGGAAAGTGGTGCCGAGAATGTAAACGCAGACAGGCGCGAGCATAAGCAAATTGTCATGTATACAATCCGTTTCAATTCTGCCGTAGGCGTTAAGCACAGGGTTGTTGATGACAACGGAGCGCACAACATTGTTAACATAGCAAACCTGCAGCGGAATCTATATTTGAAACTACAAACCGAATTAACGCAATAATGGAAAAAATCGACGGACTCGCTGAAACCTTGGAAGCCTTAAAGGCTATGGGGGTCAGTGTGAAAAGTCGAAAACTTCAGCAAGTTTTAAAGAAAAGCGCAAGCCCAATTATCGCAACGGCAAAAAGTTTGGTGCCAGTTGATACAGGCGATTTGCGCGACTCAATTGGTTTTATTAATAGCAAGGACAACGCCAACTATGATAAGGCTTTGATTGGCTTGCGCAAGGAGTACCACAACAACTATCTGGGCGTGATGTATGAATACGGCGTGCCAACAAGTCGTATCCAAGCAACTACAGGCCGTTATACAGGATCTATCGCCCCTGTGCGTTTTATGCAAAGGGCCGTTGATTCAAACGCCACAAGCGTAGAGGAAAACATAATGAAAGGCGTTGATCAAATCATTGCCGATTTAGCAAAGAAAAATAATTTAATATATAAATAACCATGGCAACTACTGGACCAGTAAACGGCACGCTTATAAGCATCTATAAAGATGTGAGCGGAACCTTGACTAAAATTGCAAACGCAACTTCACACTCGATGGATATCTCTAAAGATATGATCGACGTTACTAACAAAGACAGCGCAGGCGCTAAAGAATTTATCGCGGGCGAGTATGGCTACACTTTGAACGTTGAAGGTATTTTTGAAGGCGATTCATCTGTAAGCACAAGCGGTTTGTCTTACAAAGATTTGTTAACTGATTTGCTTGCGGGCACTCAATTGACAGTTGTAATGACTACCAATGTAAGCGGAGATGAGAAATTCACAGGCGGCGCTTTCTTTAGCAGCTTATCATTGAGCGCACCTAACAACGACAAAGCAACCTTTACAGGAACTTTGCAAGGTACTGGCGCTTTGACTATCGGCACCGTATCGCCTTAATACTTTTTGTCTTATATTTGTGGCATGAGCCACATTATCATCGGGGGTGTTCAGCACCCCCTTTTGTTTAACATGAACAGCCTGCGCAACGTGATGCAGTTGGCTGGGATGGAAAATTTCGCAGATTTAAACCTGCAAAAAGACCTTGCCAAATCTATGGACTTCGCATTAAGTTGCGCGTTCTATGGGATTCTCGAAGGCTACGAAGCCGACGGCAAAAAAACGCCATACCCCACCATCCAAAAGTTGGGCGCATCGGTTAAAAGATTTACAGAGTTGAGCCCTGCGCTGGACGGATTCACGCAGGCCGTTAGTGATTTCTTTAGCACTGACGAGCCAGAGGGAAAGTAAAAGCCAAGGGCGACGGCGCACCGCTAACTTGGCGCAAAATTGAGCGCATCAGTTACGGCGAATTGAATCTAACTGAGCGAGAGTTTTGGAAATGCTCGCCACGTTTTTGGCGTTTGAAATTGGAGGGAATGCGTGAAGCGCAGCAACAGCAATACAGAAACCAATGGGAGATCACCCGCTGGGCAGTTGCTACAGGTATGGCCCCACACTTAAAAAAGCCAATCGAACCGAAAAGGCTGTTAACATTTCCATGGGAGGAATCCGACTATATTAGTATTGAGGAAGCGGTTAAACTATATTCGCATGTCTTTGATAAATTAACACCGGACGCCAAGGCATGAGCGCACCTATAAAAATAGTATATAACATTTTAAGCAACAACTCAGCCCTTACGGCGTTGGTTTCTACGCGCTTAAATCCAATACGGATTCCGCAAGAGTCTGCATTCCCTGCAATCGCTTATAATTTAGTTAGCATTATTGCAAGCCCTACCAACACAAGCCACTCACGCACAGACTTTGCTCGGGTGCAAATTAGTAGCTTTGGCACCACGTTTGCAAGCGCTACGGCGGTCGCTTCTGCGGTGCGCACTGCATTGGAAGCAGTAACATTGCCAGGCACTTTTAACTCTGTAAAATGCCAAACTATCGAATTTGATGGCGAGGTGCAATTGGCGGAGGATGAGGCAGGATTTGCAGGAATTTACCACGTTGCTCAGGACTTTATAATTAACTATACAAGATAATGGCAAGGTCCTTAAATATAGTAATTGGCGCCAACATTGAAAAACTCAGACAGGGCTTTAATGATGCGATATCAGTAATCAAAAAGGCGGGCGGTGAAATGTCTGCCGATGTGGCGAAGAGTGCAAAAAGCATTGAGGAAAAGCTAGCAAGCATAGCAACCCGTAACCCAACGATGAGCACTGTCAGACAGTTGACTCAGTTGGCGATGGAAGCGCGGGCATTAGGTCCAGAGTTTGCGGCTTCTGCGGATCAGTTTATAAAAGAAGCGGGTAGGATAAAGGACAGCATAGGCGATGCCAGGGCGGAAGTTGGATATTTTGCAAGCGATACCCGACGCCTCGATGCGGTATTGGGTGGAGTTCAGGCAGTTGCCGGGGCTTTTGGTGCCGTTGAGGGCGCACTTGCATTGGCAGGCGTTGAGAATGAGGATCTACAGAAAACAATGGTTAAGCTTCAAGGCGCCATTGCTTTGGTGAATGGAGTGCAAGCCATACAAAACGCATTGCAAGCCGAGAGCGCTGTGCGTATTGGAATAACTACGGCGGCCACTAAACTTTATACATTAGTAACGGGAGGCGCTACAGGGGCTACTTTGGCTTTTAGAACGGCCTTAATGTCTATAGGTATTGGCGTTGCGATTGCAGGTATTGGCGCATTGATTGCCAACTTTGACAAATTAAAGAACGCAATTTTTCCCGCTGATGCCGCGCTGAAAGGATTAAATACAACGCTCGATAAAACAATAGCCAAAAACGAGCGCGATATAAAAGTAATGGAGGCAAAGGGCAATAAATTAGGCGCCTTTGCTTTACAGGAACAGAATTTAAATTTAACGCTACAAAAGGCTCGTGCAAACTTTGGCAAAAACAATAAAGAGAACTGGGGCAAAATAATTGATGATACTAAAACGGCGTTAACCGTATTAAAAATACAAAGAGACAATTATAACGCAGCCGAGGCCGCCAAACAACAAGAGCACGAGGCCGAGATTTTAAAGCAAAATCAAGACGCCTACAATAAGCGTTTAGAAAACTTTAGAAAGTACAAAGCACAAAGACAGTTAGAGGCGGAAAAGGCTAGGAATGAATTGAAGGCAACAGAAATCGAAACTGTTGCCAGCGGACCACGCCAAGGAATTAAAACAATAGATCCTGCGCCTATTGATATTAAGGCACCGCAAAAACTTGAGCATACATTTACGCAGATTGATTATGCGATGCAAAACCAAATCGCAAAGCAGGAAGAGTATGAAGAGCGTTTTGCGAAATCAATGGAGGGAGTTAACCAGGCGTTTAATAATTTGACGGCTGACGGGCTCGAAGCGTTTGGGGTATTGTTGGGCGATATTATGACGGGCCAAATTGGGAGCTTTCAAGATTTTGGCAAGAAATTACTGGGAGCGGTTGCGGCATTCATGAAATCATTTGGGCAAGCATTGATTGCAACGGCCACAGCGTCGAAGGCTTTTAAAGAGTTGCTAATTAAAAACCCTGTGCTTGCAGCTGCTGCGGGTGTTGCATTGATTGCGGGCTCTGCGGTGATCACTAACATGCTGAACAAAGGCCCACAGGCTACAGCATTCGCTGAGGGTGGAATTGTGAGCGGTCCGACATTGGGATTGGTGGGTGAATATCCCGGGGCAAGTTCTAACCCTGAAGTAATCGCACCACTTGACAAACTTAAGGGGATGCTAAACACAAACGAGCAAAGCGGATTTGTTGCCAGCACCACAATACAAGGGCGCGATTTGGCGATAGTATTGGAACGATATAACAAAGATTCAAGAAGAGGATAATGGCAAGGAAATACTATGGTTCGTTTTATTCCGTGACAGGCAAACTGCACCGCGTTGAGATTTGGGATGCGCCGAGCGGTTCGGGATCAGGTGGCACAGAGTTAAAACTTGCGGGCGATGGCTACGAAATACAACGCGATGGTGAAGGAGATACATTTTATCAAAACGCTATCAGACCTTCACGCAGTACATCTTATTGGGTCATGCCATCCAACACAGTACTGGGCGAGTTCAAAGCAATTGCCACAACATCAGAACAATTTTGGGCTGTGCTTATCTATCAGGACAATTCCCTGGTGCACGTCGGCCGAGTTCTTGCCGATCAAATGACATTCCAACGTGAAGCCATAGAATCTAAGCCCATTATTTCTTTGGGCGCTGTGGATGGCTTAGAACTTCTGAGCGGTTACAAAGTACAGGCTTCGTGGTTTACCGATGGCAAAATAACTATAGCACAGTTATTTCGTAGGTGCCTAGATGAGTTGGCGCTTAAAGATTACTGGGTTGTTGCCAGTGCAAATACAGATTATTTTCGTGATGCTGTTGCGCCGTTTTCTTTGGATGCTACACGCAAAGGCATTGATCTCTTGCAGGTTGATGTAAATACTTTTGTAGACAATTACGACCAATTTAAAGACATCAAAGCTACCGACATTGCTGCTTTTCAATATGCTGAAAACAACATGATGGATTGCAAGGCAGCACTCGAGCAAGTTTGCGAAATTCTGCAGGCTCGATTCATTCTAGAAATCGGGAAGTATTGGCTTGTTTCTGCGACTGAGTACCTAGATTCAACCGTTGCTTATCGGCAGTTTAATTACACGCTGCAATATATTGGAACTGGTACCTACACGCACGCTGTGCAACTTGGTAACGACGTGCGCCCGCAATGGATAGCCAAGCCATCACTAAGCTACCAGGCTGCTGCTAAGTATGTGCAGATTGACACAGAGCGAATGCTAGGTGCTACTGCATACAGAACATACGCAAACCAATCCGATACTTTTTTTGCCAAAACATTTACAGGGGTGCCAACTGGAACAACGCCAGACGAAGCACCTTTAAGAATCCGCTTTGCTGTTAAATTTGCACGGCATACATTTACCACATCGCCCACGGGCCCAGAGGATAAATCGGATGTAGCAATTACAATTTATTTAAGGGATGGAGGCACTGGCTACCGGGTGTTAGATTTAAATACTTTGCTATGGGTTAGCGCTGCGTCTGCGCCTACTAGCACATTTATTGAAACGATTGCTAATGACTTTCAAAATAGCAACTGGACTAGCTTTGTTTTTGACAAGCAAGTGAGCAGCCCGCCTGCAGGCTTTACAATTTTAGAGGTTAAAATAAATTGGGTTAAAGCCGTTAAACAGAAATATAATATATTCGGCGGCACGGGCGCATACAATGAATTTTTCAAACCATTTT